GGTGCAGGTAGCCTCAAATTACTGTGACCTCTTCATACCATACTTCAAGAATAATGAAATTAGGAACATGTTGTTGTCGTTTGCAAACAGGGAGGGGACACACCAACGTGCTTATGCCCTTCTCAATGATACCTTGGGGCTTGACGAGTCAGAGTATGCAGCATTTCTTGATTACAAACCGATGTCAGATAAGATTGATTTCATCGCAGCAGGAGGCGGTTCAGTGCTTAGGGATGCCGAAGAAGTAGGATATGCGTTAGCGCAGGCATGCATCAATGAAGGCGTAGGGTTATTCAGTGCATTCGTAATGCTCCTGAACTTCCAGAGGTTCGGTAAGATGAAGGGCATGTGTGAGGTGGTGGAGTGGAGTATCAGAGATGAGACTAAACATGTAGAGGGGATGACCCAGTTATTCAAGCACTTCCTACGGGAGAAACCCCGCTTAGTAAAAGACTCATTTAAAGAGTACATCTACGAGACAGCAAGGACAGCAGTCAAGTTGGAAGATGATGTAATTGATTTAGTGTTTGAGGATGGAGACATGGAAGGTCTTACAGCTCGTGAGGTAAAGGACTACATTCGCTACTTAACAGACAGACGACTTATCCAGTTAGGGCTTAAAGGGAACTATGGCATTAAGGAAAATCCATTACCTTGGGTCGATTGGGTCGTGGCTGGTGATTCATTTAAAAACTTCTTTGAAGGTACAGTAACTGACTACTCCGCATCGGGCATGCAAGGAGACTTCGGATGGTGAGAGCTTTGAAGTGTGCCACCTCTTCTTGCTGCCTTAAAGGTTCGTGTGAACGGTATTCCTTTAAAGGACTTAAATCATTGAATGTAAAGGTATCCCTCTACGAGGGGGGTACTCAATGTAAACAATATGTCAAGGGTAATAAATGGACAGTATAGACCACAGTAGCCTACTCGGGCGGCATGTTCATGTAGCTGATTCATTAATAACAGACCTCACAGAGCAGTTCCCTGACAAGCTACCAAGAAATAGCGATGCTGATGTAGCGTTCCTAAGGGGGCAGCAGTCGGTCATAGATTATTTAATAAGACTAAATTCAGAAATCAAGGAGAAATGACGATATGTGTTCATCACCAAAAGCTGCCAAAATACCCAAGCCGGTGGCAGTCGTAAAACAAGCAAAACCAGCAGTAATCCAAACTACTAGTCCAACAGGGACAGGGACAGGATCGAACTCTGCGCAAATAGAGATAGCTGCTAATACTGCTTCAGCTAATGCTAATAGAAGGCGAAGAGGCAAGAAGGCGTTTAAGCAGACAGATAATGTGTCTGGGGTGAATACTCCGGGTGCTGCTGGTGGGTTATCCATACCAAAAGCTACTACATAAAGATAACAGGAATATGAATGGAAGAGCAATCAATCGCTTCATCCGTTGCAAATAGGTATCAACAACTAGAGACATATCGCACTTCGTTTCTTCAGAGAGCGCGGGATGGTGCATTAGTTACTATCCCCTCTCTCTTTCCACAAGAAGGCACAACAGGCTCCACAACATATCCCACACCTTTTCAAAGTATAGGTGCAAGAGGTCTTAACCACTTGTCGAGTAAGCTACTTGTAGCACTTCTGCCCCCTAACGCTCCGTTCTTTCGCCTTACATTAGACGATGCTGCATTGGCAGAATTAGGACAAGATGATAAATCCAAAGGGCAGATTGAAGAAGGGCTATCTAAGATTGAAAGAACTGTAATGCAGGAGATTGAAACCTTAGCATTACGAGTTCCTTTCTTTGAAGCACTCAAGCAACTGGTTCTAGCAGGGAATGCGCTTGTGTACATGCCTAAAAAAGGTGGTATACGAATATTCTCTTTGGATAGATATGTCGTTAAGAGAGATGCGTCAGGGAATATCTTGGAGATTATAACCAAGGAATCCGTTAGTCCCCTTATGTTGCCTAAGGCAGCGCAAGAGTTACTAATGGAGATAAGCGATAACAATAAATCCCTAGATTTATATACCTATATAAAACGTGATAAAAGCAAATGGACAGTTGTCCAAGAAATTAAAGGCGAAGTAATCCCGGGTTCACAAGGAACATATCCTTTAGATAAAAACCCCTTCATACCTTTGCGATTCAATCGTATTGACGGTGAAGATTATGGTCGAGGATTCATTGAGGAATACCTAGGCGATCTACAGTCCTTAGAATCCTTAACGAAAGCAATTGTGGAAGGGAGTGCGGCATCAGCTAAAGTCTTATTCATGGTATCCCCTAACGGAACCACTAAAGCGAGAACACTGGCTCAAGCACCTAATGGCGCTATTGTGCAAGGTTCAGCGCAGGACGTATCTACGTTACGGGTTGAAAAGCATAATGACTTTCGCGTGGCTCTCGACACAGCTAAGGGTATTGAAGAACGATTAGCTTATGCCTTTATGCTTAATACAGCAATCCAGAGAAATGGTGAGCGTGTTACAGCAGAGGAAATAAGGTACATGGCACAGGAATTAGAGGGTGGGTTAGGTGGGCTTTACTCCATACTTTCCCAAGAGTTCCAACTGCCTCTTATCACTCTACTGTTACAACGATTAGAGAGAACAGGCAAATTACCTAAGCTACCGAAAGACACTCTCAAACCACAAATTACAACAGGGATGGAAGCGTTGGGCAGGGGTCACGACCTCAACAAACTCTCGCAATTCCTCCAAGGTTTACAGCCATTAGGGCCAGAAGTAATCCAACAAGAACTGAATGTCGCAGACTACATAGATAGGCTGGGAGCATCATTGGGCTTGGATACTAAAGGGTTAATAAAATCTGATGAGCAACGACAGCAAGAACAACAAGCAATGGCAGAATCCTCTGAAGACCAATACAGAAGAGATTTAGCTATGTCAGTAGCCCCCGGAGTCGCAAAGGACGCAGGTGGTGAAATTACAAAACAAATGATGCAGCAACAATAACAAGGATGATGAATGGCAGACCTTAACGAACTTAATACTCATGCAGAAGAACCTGCTGAAGACCAAGAATACATTGATAAAATGGTCGCAAAAGCAGACGGTGTAGCACCAGAGGCTTCTCTTGAAGAAGTCGAAGATAGTACCGTAGCGGAGGAGGAGGTAGATAGTATTGATGAATTCCCTGAATGGCTTCCTGGAAAGTTTAAAAGCCCAGAGGAATTAGCAAAAGCATATACAGCCTTAGAAAAGAAACTAGGTAAGCAAGGGGAGAAAGAGACAAGCGAAGATGTAACAACCGACACTGACGCTCTCGAACCCCTAGATTACCAATCCCTCCAAGATGAGTTTTGGGAGAAGGGCGAGCTTTCAGAAGAGAGTTATCAAAACCTAGAGAGTATGGGAATCCCCAAACACATTGTGGATTCGCATATTGAAGGACAAAACGCTGTAGTTACTCAAGTTCAACAAACCGTCTTTAAGGAAGTCGGGGGAGAGGCCCAGTACCAAGAGATGATGTCTTGGGCGCAGGATAACCTCACTGAATCTGAAGTAGCTATGTACGACCAGAGCGTTAATAGTAACAGTCTTGACCACACATTATTTGCAGTGAAGGGGCTTCACGCCCGTTTCGCTTCAGAAGTGGGAATCGAGCCGACATTACTACAGGGTGAATCAGCCCCTACAAACATGGGTGCTTACGCATCCGCAGCCGAAGTTAAACAAGACATGAGCGATAGACGCTATTCAACTGACCCTGCCTTTAGGGATCGAGTTGCACGAAAACTAGCAAAATCCAACGTCTTCTAAGACAAAGCAAACCGCACAGAAATCTACCGAGTATCTCTGACCCGTTCATGGAATGGATAATCACAGGGAAAGATGACCACAAGTGCAACACATACACTTAAACAATACTTAAATACAGGTAGAAAAGAAACATGGCATTACCACATCAAGCCCCTAGCAGATTAGGGCAATTAAACGCAGCAGGCGATAACAGAGCATTATTCCTTAAGTTATACGCTGGCGAAATCTTAACGGCATTTGAAGAACGAAACATCTTCATGCCTTTACACCGCACACGCTCAATCAGTAACGGGAAATCAGCGACATTCCCAATGGTCGGTACAGCAACAGCTAAGTACCACACACCGGGTACAATGATTGAAGCGGATTCAGTCAAACATGGTGAGCGAATTGTTACAGTGGATGATTTATTAATCAGCACCCAGTTCATCTCTAACATTGATGAAGCGATGAATCACTATGATGTTCGCTCAATCTACTCAAGAGAGGCAGGTAATGCTCTTGCGAACCAGATGGATAAGAACATCTCACGTATCATTGCTAAGTCAGCAAGCATCACTACTAAAGCCCTTGCTACTACAGCAGGTCTTGCAGGTGTAATTGATGATGAAGCTTATACAACTAACGTAACTATTGGTACTACAGCAGCGCATGCTACTGACGGTACTAAGATAGCTGCTGCAATCTACAGCGCCTTAGCTGAGTTCGATAAGAAAGACATTACAGGCGATAAGGTTTGTGTATTACCACCAGACCAGTATTACTCTTTGTTCAACGTAGAAGCAGGTGTTAACACTCTAGCTTACATGAACAAAGACGTAGGCGGTTCAGGCTCTATGTCCACAGGCGCTGTCCCAATGATTGGTGGTGTTAAGATTCTTATGTCGAATCACATCCCACAAACCAATGAGACTACAACCACTGGTGACCCCGAGCCAATCACTTCTACGAGAACAGCAGCATACCGCTCTAACTATAGCAAAGTACGAGGCTTAATCTTCTCAGCAGATGCTGCCGCCACAGTTAAGCTGTTAGACCTTGGTGTCGAGTCTGAGTACCAGATTGAACGTCAAGGTACTTTGATGGTAGCGAAGTACGCGTGTGGACATAACATCCTACGTCCTGCTTGTGCTATCAGCTTGAACACAATATAATAGTAACCGTTAGGGGTTAGTCTCCCTGATAAGTTAAGATAAATAAAAAACCCCCTTTGATTAATTTCTCAGGGGGTTTTTTTTAGACCACAAGGAAATAACATGCTACCAACAAGCAGACTTGAAGCAGTAAACGAAATGCTGTCTTGTGTAGGTGAAGCCCCCGTCAACAGATTGAAAACAGGTTATATAGAATCTGATATTGCAGAGAATATTTTAGATTCAGTTTCCAGAGACACGCAATCAGGCGGGTGGAATTTTAACACAGAGGACAACTGGGAATTAACCCCAGACTTAAATAAGAATTTAATACTACCGTTAAACACACTAAAAGTGGATGGCGTAACACAAGACCAACAGTACAATTGGGTTATGCGTGGTAACAAGCTATACAATAAAATAACACAATCATACCTAGCGGAAGCGCCAGTCAAAGTGACATTAATTATGCTACTGGATTTTGAAGTTCTCCCAGAAGCAGCTAGACGTTACATCACCTTGAAATCTGGTAGGTTAATGCAAGACAGAACAATGGGGCTAGGTAACCTACATGAGTTTAATCTTTATGATGAACAAATGGCATTAATAGAACTTAAGGACATGGATGCTGAGGTTAATGATTATTCGATATTTGATTCATTCGATACATATCAGATAATAAATCGATCTGGAGGCAATGTTAGATGACCTATATTTCATCCTCCGTCCCCAATATGATAAATGGGGTTTCTGAACAGCCGTCAGCTTATAAGCTACCCACACAGGGCGAGTACCAGCTTAATGGTGTTAGCTCAGTTGTTGATGGGTTGAAAAAAAGACCTCCAACATCCCATAGTAGTACTATTTCTAATTCAAACATAACCGCAAATAGCTTTATGCACACTTTGGATTATGGGTCAGGGGAGTTCTATACAGTTGTCATTAGCGCAACGGTCATAAGTGTATTTGACAAGGACGGAGCGTCAGTAACTCTTGATGCACTAGATAGAAGCGGGGTAGCTATACCCCCCGGTTCCACAGGTTATACCCCGTTAGATTATCTCTCTAACCTAACAAACCCAAAAAACCAACTTGTCGCTACAACGATTGCCGACCAGACTTACATAATAAATAAAACCAAGGTTGTAGAAAAAAATACTACAAACCTTACTGATGACAGACCCTACGAAGGGTTGATTTATGTTAAGAATGGAGACTACAAAACAGAGTACAAAGTCACTGTCACCGTAAATGGTACAAACTATACTACAAGCTACACAACGAGGGATTCCAGTAATGTTGCGCACGAACCGGATGTGCAAACAACTAACATTATTAATAACTTGTATAACGGTTTAAATCTACCATCAGGACTTTCTAAAAGTAAAGATGGTAATATCATACGCGTGTATTCGTCTACAACGGACTTCAAGTTGAAGTCTGTGGATGACCGGGGCGGTACTCATATGTTTGGGTACAAAGGACAGATAGCAGACTTCAAACGCTTACCCGCAGAGGGGCCACTAGGGTTTAAGATTAAGGTCATTGGTAACAACACTAAGCAACAAGACGATTACTATGTCCAGTTAACTGACCCTGATACCAACGGCACCCTTGTATGGAAAGAAGTCGCAGCAGACGCAATACCCTACGAAATTTATGCTGATACTATGCCGCATGTGTTGGTTAAAGAACCAGACGGTACATTTCACTTTAAGGAAGTTGAGTGGGCAGATAGAGAAGTAGGGGATGAAGAAACCAATGAATTTCCTTCGTTTATAGGTCAAACAATAAATGACCTGTTCTTCTATAGAAATAGGCTAGGATTGTTATCTGGGGAGAATGTAGTACTCTCAGAAGTTGGGGGTTTCTGGAACTTCTTTCATACCACAACCCTACTATTATCTGATGCCTCTCCCATTGATATTGCAGTCAGTACAAT